TGCATCTTCTTTTTCTTTGACCAATCTAGCAATCTTTTGTTCTTGGATAATTTGTCCACGCATTTCTTGAAATCGTGTCCACAAATCTTTTAGGTCTGCTGGTACGTGGTAAATCATTTGTTCACGCAATTCAACTTCCATCTGTTCAAGTCTGGAACGAATCAATACACGTTGTAAGGCTCTACGGCTTAGTGATACATCACCGATATAAACTTCTTTGGACTTCTTTTCTTCCTCATAGAACAATTCTTCAATCTTGTCCATAGCATCAAAGAATGTTCCCAATTGGTCTCCAATGACGGACATAACATCATTCGGATCCTTCTCAATATTTGCTCTTACTTCTTTTTTCTTTTGTTCGAACTGTTGACGTTGTTCTTTGGTAGCTGGTTTGCCTTCATGTTGCTTACTGAATTGCTTGTCCAAATCGTCAAGCACACCCTTCACATCACCGGCTGCGCTTTTGATATCTTTGTAGAGTTGGCAACCTTTCTTTATGGCTGCCACAGCCCCATTTGCAAGGGCCAGGAGGGTTAACGGATCCATCTTTTATACCATTTTTGTATTGACTTTATGACAAAACAATGATATACTACGATCTCAAAACACACTATATACTTATTTATGTGGTATTCTTCTGTCTATCCCATAACTCATAAAGGTTTTTATTATGACTATAATTGTACTTAAATTAATCACCCACGAAGAAATCCTAGGAGAAATTAAATCCGAAACACCAACAACATATACCATATGTAATCCAGTAGGAATCGCTGTGGTGCGTGGCCAGGACGGTCAACCTAATGTCGGTTTTGCACCTTTTCCTATGCACGCTCCACAAATTAAAAATTCAACTATTGACATTGACAAGAAGAATGTAGTATACTACTATGTTCCTGCTGAAGATTTTATTGATAACTACAATCAAATTTTTGGTTCAGGTATCATTCTTCCAAACAAACAAATACTCAAAGGTTAATGGCTAATTTCTATACAAACGTTCAATCTATTGGTGGTAAAATTCTTTATCGTGGTATCAAAGACGGTAAACGAATCAAACTAAAGATTGATTATGAACCACAATTGTATCTTCCTGCTCGCCGTGGTAATGGTACACACAAATCCCTTGATGGTATAGACCTTGTACCAAAACGATTCGATGGCATCCGTGAAGCAAGAGACTATGTAAAACAATTCGAAGATGTTGCTGGTGGTACAAAAATCTATGGTAACACCAGATTTGAATATGCATTTATCGCAGAACAACATACCGAAATGGTTGATTGGGATGCTGATAAAGTTTCTGTTGGTGTAATTGATATTGAGGTTGGTTCAGAGAATGGTTTTCCAGACCCATATCTGGCCAACGAACCAATCACCGCAATTGCCATAACCTATCTAAATGGCATGACCCATGTTTTTGCCTGCGGTGATTACAATAATTATGACGATAATGTAACATACGTAAAATGCAGAGATGAATGGTCTCTTTGCAAAAGATTCTTGGAATTGTGGTCACACAATACACCAGATGTTATCACTGGTTGGAACACCAAGTTCTTTGATATTCCATATCTTGTGAATCGTTTTCGTAAGATTCTTGGTGAAGATGAAGCTAGAAAATTATCTCCGTGGAACTTTATCACAGAACGAAAAACCAATATCAATGGCCGACAATTGATTGCATACAGTCTTGTTGGTGTTGAATCACTTGATTACATTGAATTGTATAAATGGTATGCACCTGGCGGCAAGTCACAAGAATCGTATCGGTTGGATAACATTGCACAAGTAGAACTTGGTGAAGGTAAAATCTCATATGATGAGTTCGATAACCTTCATGCATTGTATCGCCTCAACTTCCAAAAGTTTATTGAATACAACATCAAAGACGTTAAGTTGATTATAAAATTGGAAGACAAACTTAAGCTTTTGGAATTGGCCTTGACACTTGCATATGACACCAAGTGTAACTATGAAGATGTATTTGCACAAACACGTATGTGGGATGCACTAACATATTCGTATCTGTTGAATCGTGGTATCATTGTACCACCCCGTGAAGTACAAGATAAAGATGCGGCCTTTGAGGGTGCGTATGTAAAAGACCCACAAGTTGGTATGCACAATTGGGTTGCATCGTTTGACTTGAATAGTTTGTATCCACATTTGATGATGCAGTACAACATTTCACCAGAAACGCTGATTGAACCGGAAAGATATACACCAGAAATGCGTGAGATACTTTCACAAGGCGTATCTGTCGATAAACTCTTGAAAAGACAAATTGACATTTCAAGCTTGAAAGATGCAACTATTACACCAAACGGACAATTCTTTCGCACAGATAAGATTGGTTTCTTACCTGCAATGATGGAAGAGATGTATCAAGACCGTAAAAAGTTTAAGAAGATGATGCTGACTGCTCAACAGGAGTATGAAAATGAAAAAGACGAATCCAAAAAATACGAAATTGACAAACGTGTGGCTAGATTTAATAACCTACAACTCGCAAAGAAAGTATCCCTCAACTCTGCCTACGGCGCTTTGGGAAGCCAGTATTTTAGGTTTTATGACCTACGCATGGCTCTGGGAGTTACAACAGCAGGCCAACTATCAATCAAATGGATTGAAGCAAAAATCAACCAGTACATGAATAAGCTTTTGTCCACAGACAATGTGGACTATGTGATTGCATCAGACACCGATTCTATTTACCTACGCCTTGGTGATTTGGTTAACAAGGTCTATGGTGTTGATGGTGTTGTTAAAATGCCGGCACAAAAAGTTATTGAATTCATGGACAAAGTTTGTGAAGATAGATTACAACCACACATTGATAAATCATACCAAGAGTTGGCAGATTATGTTCATGCATTTGCACAAAAAATGCAGATGAAACGTGAAGGTCTTTCTGATAAAGGTGTGTGGACTGCCAAGAAGCGTTATATTCTAAATGTGTATAACAATGAAGGTGTGCAGTATGCTGAACCACACATGAAGGTGATGGGTTTGGAAATGATTAAATCATCCACACCATCTGCCATTCGTGAGAAGATGAAATTGTCTATTAAGTTGATGATGACTGGTACAGAACAAGAGGTGCAAGACTTTATTGCCAAGTTCAGGCAGGAGTTTAAAACATTGCCTGCGGAAGAAATATCTTTCCCTAGAGGATTGAATGGGCTAAATACTTATTCCGATCCAGTAATGTTGTTCAAAAAAGGCACACCAATTCATGTTCGTGGTGCGATTGTGTACAATCATTACCTAAAACAAAAAGATTTGACTAAGAAATACCCACTGATTCAAGAAGGTGAAAAACTCAAATTTACCTATCTGAAAATGCCAAATCATTTCAAGAATGATGTGATTTCTTTTCCATCAAGAATACCAAAAGAGTTTGAGCTTGACAACTACATCGACTATGATGTACAATTCGACAAGGCATTTCTGGAACCAATCAGTGTAATTTTACGTTGCATGAATTGGTCGGCTGAAAAAACAAATTCATTAGAGGACTTTTTTACATGATTTTCCTAACATTCCTGACAGCCATGGCGCTGTCGGGAGTTGCTGCTTATTATTCTGTCATTGGATTGGCAGCAATATTTCCAGGTTCGTTTTGGCCTGTTGTTCTTATGGGTTCTGTACTTGAAGGTGCAAAACTGGTAACTGTTTCTTGGTTGTATCGTAATTGGAAAGAAATTCCAATACTGATGAAATCATATCTGGTTACAGCCTGTTTCATTTTGATGCTTATTACATCAATGGGCATTTTTGGTTATTTGTCAAAGGCACACCTGGAACATTCTTCTGATGCTGCACCATTGGTAAATAAAATTGCACTCATTGATGAAAAGATAAAAGTATCTAAGGAGAATGTTGATGTTAATCGCAAGGCACTCAAACAGATGGATGAGGCTGTGGACCAAGTTATGGGTCGCTCAAGTGATGAAAAGGGTGCCGAGAAAGCAGTGGTTATCCGTAGAGGGCAACAAAAGGAACGTGGAAGAATCCTTGCTGAAATCGAAACCGAACAGAAAAAAATTGGCAGCCTTAATGAGGAACGGATGCCTATGGCCACAGAAGCTCAGAAGACCGCTGCTGACTTAGGACCAATTAAATATGTTGCAGAATTAATTTATGGTTCTGGTGATGCGGATGTGGTAGACAAAGCAGTTCGCCTGGTAATCATGTTAATCATGGTTGTATTTGACCCGTTAGCTGTGTTATTATTGATTGCAGCAAACATGTCGATGCAAGATAGGCGTGTAAAGGAAATTGTACAAAAGCCAAATGAAGAATTGCCGCCTGCACCACCAATCAAAGAAGAATTGGTAGAAGAACCTGAATCAAAAAAGGAAGAAACTGTAGAGATTAGAAAAGACAACATGATTATAATTGATGAAGCCACTGGTGAATCAATACCGCCAATTACTTCATCTGAACATCAACTACCCAAAAAATTGGAACCTAAGTATGATTATGATGAACCATATTCGTTTCGTGAAAAAGGAAAATAAATGAGCATTCTCGACAAAATTAAAAAGAACAGCAGTATCAAAGATTCTGCCATCTTATCAAAATCAAAATTCTTTAATGATAAAGATATGATTCCAACCGCAGTGCCAATCATTAACGTGGCACTTTCTGGTAAGTTAGACGGTGGTCTAACACCAGGTCTTACAATGTGGGCCGGTCCATCTAAACACTTTAAGACAGCATTCAGTTTATTGATGGCCAAATCTTACTTGGATAAATATCCAGATGCAGCACTCCTATTCTACGATTCAGAGTTTGGTACTCCGCAGTCTTATTTTGACAGTTTTGGTATTGACACAGAGCGGGTGCTCCATACTC